TTTATCAACGAACTTGCTGTACTTAAGCCAGATTTCGTAATAATCGGGGTCGCATCCAGCGGTAGGCCCAATGTACGACCATTTGCGTAATTGATTCAAAAAATGAATCAACCGCTCTTGGTTGACAATAGGCTCACGCACATAGAAAGGTGTAACGTTAGAACCTCCGTAATAATGGCGGCCACATGACTCACGAAAGTTTCCATGCCAATGGGACTTCTTGGGATTAACCAAGAAACCAAAGAAATGAAAAACTTTTGTGATAAGCGGTGCCAATTGTTTAGGGGCGATTATATCGTCCCCATATACGGAGATAGTTCCGCGTGTTCCAGTGTAATAAGCAATGGCCCTAGTAAGAGCGTAAAACACTAGTGTTTCAAGCTCGAATGTAAAGCCATTACCCATGCTGGAAAACATGTTGAGTGGTGTCCAAACGTCCCCTATGAGGGTTCGCTTGGATCGTACACAATCAAGTGTCCGAAACCACTCAGGCGGCAGGAGTCTCTGTACAAGCGATTCAGATATGAGATCTGAAGCTGAAGAGAGATCCAGGGTAGCCAAATCTTGGCCATCAGCATTACCCCTTGGGAGTGATCCCAAAAAGGCTAATTGCTGATTTCGGGACTGATCTGTTAGATCGATCCTAACCCTGCGCAAACATTCTCGGAAGTATAAACCTATACCTCTCTGAATATACATGTTAAGATCGGGCTCCTTACAGGCGCAACGATCTATCACAGCGGACTTTGGTACGGTGAAGAAGACGTTACCTTCGACTATCTGGGGGGTGAACCCGTCCGGGTAGCCGAGCGCAGACCATAGCGTAGACTGGGACACAAAGGATAGTGCCCAATCATAAGCTTCTGCGGTAACGCTTGCTTGGTCCGTGAACTTGAGGGCCATAGCACCAGGTTGCCTACGTATGGTAACGGAAGCACCATTTGAAAAACAGCCAAAGAGGCCGTCTTCAGGTGGTTCGTCACCAATAAGCTTCCGTATGACTCCACTCGCAAAGTCAATAACCTGCTCACTAGTAAAGGGACCGAAATCGGCCTCTGTACTATACATGAGCAGGCGTAGATTTGTCTTTGCGTTCCTTTGTTCCATGAGCCGCCACTTACTTAGCGCGCGCTCATATCGTTTCTGTGCGGGGTCCGTGTTAGGACCGACGTACTTAGACAACCACTCAGTCTTAAGGTAGTTAACCTTAAAATCCGTCTGATCGAGTGCCTTATTTTCAAGTAAGGCAGCGAAATCAGCAATGAGGTTGTCGGAAACGAACGGAGGAAGGCGTCCA